CGCCTTCCGCCCACGGCATATCCACAAATGCCCTTGCTTCATTCGGTGTGTAAATTCCGTTATTTACAGCACTCTTTAGTTCTTCCATCTGTGTTTTCGTGTCTGTCCGAAGGATCGCTTTTTCGTTGAATTTGTACAGGTACCCATCTTTCGCTTCCTGCGGCATCAAAGCTTTTGCGTTGATCTCTTCCTCGTACATTTTCAATCTGTATGACATCGTATCCACCAGAAATGTCAGCTGCTGATTTTCCGAATTTGAATATGAAGATTTCTCATAGTTGTTGATCTGATTCGGTTTGATGCCAAATGCCCCCGCAATTTGCAATGCTGAGTACTTCTTCAGTTCGAAAAACTGTGCATCCGTCAGATTCATCTTCAATGGTGTGAGCGTCAATCCCACTGGTACCGGTATCACTTTCCCGGCATTTTGTGAACCTGTGAGTTTGTCCGCAAATTTTTTCTTTAACTTCTCTATTCTGGTATCGTCAAAATCCCCGGTATACTGTAATGCCATACTCGCAGTCAGACCCTGCTCATACAGATTATTCATGAATGTCTGGCTTTCCAGCGCGCCGCTGATGGTCTTTTTCAGAATATTACGTACCGGTTCTCCCATGTAGCCGTCCAGACTGTACCATGTTTTAAAGTGCATAACTTCTTCACTCCTAAACAGATACGTTTCGCCTGTCCGCGGATCCGAATATTGATAATAGATCTCGCCGGTTCCGCCGAAGATTCCCTTATCATCCATTATCACATCAACGCAATTCGCCTGCATTGGCCAAATATCGTATACCTTATATTTTCCTCCGAACGTTCCGTCCCTTTCCAACGCCCCGCGTATCCAGATGTATGCATTTCCATAATGCTGACAGTTGAATTCCGTAGTAGTCCACAAAGTCGTTGGTGTCATAAATTTGTTTGGTCTTACAGACAACACATAGGACATATCTGTTGGGTCTGCCCTTATCCGTCCTTTGTCCGTCTGCTGGTAATATTTCAGAGGTAATTTTCCCATTGTCTCACTCAGCATCTTCATACATGTGTAGTAGGTTACCTCATTGATCATCTTCCGATTCTTCCCTTCCGATGATATCCCAAGCCAGTCCAGGAACTCTTTTTCCTCCAAACTTACGCTCTTTCCTGTGAATGCATTCCATGCGTTGGTAATCCTTTGTATGATCCCCATGTTCTCATCACCAGTCACTTTCTAAAAAATTATCAATATAATCCATGTAGTTTGATGTAAATACATGATACATTGCCAGTTTATATGCACAGAGAACCGCATCTACAGGGTCGATTCTCTTTGTACTTGCGTCTTTATCAATCTTAATCAGACCGTTGTTTCGCCTGATCACGGCATTACTCATTGCAAAATTTAATACCGGATTGTATGTATACAGTATGTTTCCCGAATATACCTGTTCGCGGAATCCCTGCGTTGATTCGTTTAAAGATTTATGGCTCTGGTATACCTCTTCAACCTCATATCCCTCATTGGACAGATCCATCATGAGCTTACTTGCATTAGCAGGGTCAAAGCACAAGCATTCGATTTTCCAATCATTTTCTTTACATGTCTTTATGACATATTGCATGACAGCGTTCTGATCCACGATTGGTGTATCGGTCACTGTCAGAAATCCTATCCTCTCCCAAGCGTCATAGTCCACTTTGTCTTTTGCTTTACGTTCTGCCAGTTTTTCTCGGTTTGGGATGAAAGAATGGGAAAACACAATGTATTTCACAATTTCCTTTCCGGTCTGGTCATATTCGCCGGATAAAAACGGAATTATAAATGCCACGGAAGTCAAGTCAGTTTTTGCCGACATATCGAATCCGACATAGACGCTCATTCCTTTCGTATTAATTGGAATCTCATCTACCTGACACGCTTTCCATTTTCCCATATCCATATATCCGTTTTCTTTTGCCTGCACCCAGACATTCAGCATTTTGGTCAGGAATGCCGTCATCTTCTCCGGTATTTCCTTTGCGATCTTATATGCTTCGCGCAGTTTGTCCCGTCCGTTTTCGTAACTCATACGTATCGGATTTGCCTTCCACCAAAGTCTTTCATTGGATATATTTTCTATATTCTCGGCATCTTCTTTGTCCAGCTCCATGATATCTGCGAAATAGGCGTCGTTTTCTATGTCAGATCCCGGATCCAGCAATCTGGAACAATATGCATATTCCTGTGTGTAGCATGGATATGTCAGATCCATTCCGGCAGTTGTTATGATCATCAATAGTGACTCTTTTGTGTTCGCTCCAAGACCCAGATCATAAAATTCTGTAGTTTTATGCTGGTGGTATTCATCCAATACCAGTCCTGCCGGGTTTGTTCCGTCACCGTTTTGCCCATCTTCTTTACACAATGCCTTAATAAAACTTCCGGTCTTTACATGAGTAATTAAATCCCTTGTAATCTTAAATTTGTTTCTGAGATCTGAACCATTTAACATCAGCCTCGCTTCATTAAATATGATTTTCGACTGATCTCTCTTTGTTCCTGCTGTGTAAAACTCATAGATCTCTTCATTCTTTGTTGCCTGTGTAGATATTTCATACAATGCAACTCCGGCTTCCATCTGCGATTTTGCGTTTTTCCTAGCGACTTCGACAAATGATTTTTTAAATCTTTTATATCCGGTCTTTTCTTCTCTCCACCCGTAGATCTGACATAAGACAAATTTTTGCCACGCCGTCAAGATGATCGGTTTTCCAGCAAGTTCTCCTTTGCTATGCCGGAGATACGAAAACCATTCCACGATTTTCTGTGCTTCTTCTTCGTCCCAGATATAAGTGAATTTATCACGCTGCACATTTCTTGACTCTGTTTTTTTCAGGTCGTCTAAAAATCTTTGGCACGCCCATTTATGTTTCTTGCAACTGATATAGTCCTCAAATTCTGATACGTATTTATCTTGCAGACAATTATTTGCATACTCAATCAGTTCCTTAAGAATCGTCATAAACCATATTCTTCTCCTGTACAAAAATAAGAGCGTCGCAGCTCTTAAATATTTCCAAATTTTTGTTTAATTGTATCTTCTTTCTTTTCCGTTTTTGTAACTGCCGCCTTCAATCTTGAATCAATCGTCAGTCCACAAAGTGATGCAAACTTTCTCATTTCTTCTGCGTAGAGTTTTTGAATATCGATGAGCGGATTTCTGACAATCACCGTTCCACTACGCGTTTCTTTTTCCACGCAAAAAGGAGCATTTTTTAGCTCCTTTGTTGCTTTCTGGTAATTTGCAAATGCGTTACAGTATCCTGCAAGGTTATTCTTATCTAAGTTCCCAATGATATCGATTTTATCAAGCTCTTTTACAAGTCTTTTCCATTCTTTTTTAGCTTCATTATCAATTAACCATGTAGGTGGTTTTTCCAGTTGGTCTTTCCCTACGACAACGCTATTCTCTTCTTCTTTGCGATTCTTTCCATTGATTACAGTTATATTTCCCTTCTGCATTTCAGATGGTTTTCTATGTCTTCCCATACTGGTCCCACCTCCTTTGCCACTTTTTATTTTATATTTAGAAAATTGTGCGAGGAATGTGGGCGGTGCGGTCTGGATGGATATCGAAGAAACTTTTTTGATACCCCCCTACCACTCTATACTTCGAAATTCCCTTAGCATTTGCTCCAATTCCTCTATCATTCCGTCTTTGTTTTCTTTGTATTTCGACTCGATCAGGCTGTGTGTGTCGTGATTCAGGCTCATCAGATTCTCTTCATCCAGTCTCCTGCTCCAATCATCCTTTAGCGGAACAATATGGTGCACCGTATCAGCCAGTATAACCTCACCGGTTTTCATGAATACATACACATCAATTCCATTGTCCCGATCAAGAACGTATCTTCTTTTCTGAATCCAAGCTACGCTGTCGTAAAATACTTTCAGCTTCTTGTCTCTCGCATACCTGTCATACTCTTTGTGTCTTTGTTTCAAGCAGTCACATCTTGTGCCTGAAGGAATTCTCTTTCCGCATCTTCCGCATCGTCTATATATCATATAATAGCCTTCTTCAACTGATTTTCTTCGCGCTGCTGCCGTCTCGTGTACTCCGCCAGTCTATTGCCATCTCACAACTTCGCCTAGCTGCTGCCACCATATCAATATAAAAGACCCCGAGTCCGAAGAACACCGAGGTACGTTCCGATAATTAAACGAGCCGCAGTTACTTGATATAACCGCGGCTCTCTGCCTGTTTGGGAAGTTTCACTGACATCCGTCAATTTGACTTAATAGCATCTTACTCTTTTTGGTCGGGACATTGTGGGACATTTTCAAAATATCTCTGAATTCTTTTCTTTACGTTTTCGTCATTGAAGGCTATTTTTCTCTTTGGATACATATTGTTCAGCCTCATAGCTGTTTTGGCATATCCATCGCCGTCTATGAAATAGAACCGGAACATACTGCGTAGTTCACTCTTCTCCATTGACTCTATGTATTCCTCTGCTGCATTCATCAGCTCCAGAAGTTCAATTTCTTTCAGGTTCAGCTTCTTCTGATTCCTCTCGATCAGTTCCTTTTTTCGGTAGTATTCCGGTGTCGGATATCCACTGATCCGGATCCGTCCAATGGTCCCGTCCTTCCTCGTGCCTGTCACAGAATCCTGTACTTCACTTAGATTGTTGATTTCCTTTTGGAGTTTCTTTATTCGATTTCTGATATCTTTTATTTCTTCTTTCATGTCCGCATATTCGATTAGCACTCTCTTGTCCAATGTCCTACCCCTTTACAGCGTTATTTTCCATCATGTACACTCCCCTTTATACCATACGGTTTCCGATAGAAGCATCTCTTCGCATCTTCTGTTGGCTTCTCCTTCACCAATGATGCGTGTACTTCATCTCCTTTCAACCGGTTTTCGTGTGGTGTTTTCCTTGTCTTTCTTGATCTCAACCTTCTCATCCTCCCTACATTGTTTCTACGATCCATACGATAAATGCAATGATTACTAACACTGCTGCCACTACTAAATGCATATTGCACCTCCTGTTGTTTTTTTCTTTCAATACCATCACCTTCTGTCTCCACTATTTTTGATTGCTAAACTACAAAAAGACAACATCTTCCTTCCGGATCAACGCATCAGCGATACAGCGTGTCATGTGTGTCATGATTTCCGCCTGTGATACTTTTTTCTGCGAATACGCTTTTACGGACTCTACATCATACTCAAATCCTGCATCATCCAGATATTGGCAGATGAATTTTTCGTTATCATCTGAGGACAATCGATGAATCTCATGTTTTTCGGTAAAACGTCTTTTCACGGCATCATCCACATCTTCACATAAATTGGTTGCTGCCATAATGATATGATCATTTGTGATCGTATCGAGTAGCTGGATCAGGCAGGTCGTAGTCCTGGAGATCTCTGACGATGCTCCATCGGTGCCATATTGCCGTTTGACAGCGAGCGAATCGATTTCGTCCAGCATCACTACGCATTTTTGCGAATTAATGTAATTGAAAAGGTTGGTTAGATTCTTTGCCGTTGATCCCAAATAGCTATCAATCATTCTGGAAAAATTGACATACAGATACGGCATGTCCAGCTTATAAGCTACATATTTGGAAAATTCCGTCTTACCTACGCCGCTTTCTCCGTAAAGTAATGTCGCGTTCAGATATGGGATCCTCTTTTCCATCAGCTGTAAGCTGACATCATTCATATTTTTGATTAGATCAAATAATTTTTTCTCGTCCTCTGTAAGAAAATATCTACTCTCTATGTATGTGTTTGACAGATCTTCCATCGTTGCAAACGAAGAGATATTAATTGGCAGCTCAACGATATTTTTATCCTGGCCTTGTAAAATCTTGGTATATCTATCAACATCCCGGTGGTTTTTCTGTGTGGTATCTTCCACACAGCAGGCGAGGGCTGCAAGTTTTGCTTTCGTGAAATTATTTTCAGCAACAAACCGGACAAGTGCCAGCTGATTTTTTGTCATTCCCATAAAAAAAGCTCCTTTCCATTATTTTTGTGTATTTTCTGCTGCTCTCTGAAGATATTCGCTTACTGAACACTTCTCCGTTTCAAAGATTGCAGATGGAAAGATGCATAATGGACGAACCCCGACGTAGCTGACGCAGTCGTCGTAGTTGATGCCGCCCGACGGAGCCACAACGGTTACACTGTATT